CAACTCCTGTAGATAAGCATCTTGGGAGTCATCATCTATACTGCAATGTTCCTTTACCTCCGGAAGCTCTACCGCCCAATCCGTCTGTGCCGTTATTAGCTGGTAACTCATTTAATAGGTCGCTTCGATGTTTTTCTCACTTTTTGTACAACCACCTTACGCTGCTTAGGCTCTTCTACCAGTTCGGCTTCACCGAGGTCTATGAATCTTTGTGCGACAGCTGGGGGGAGGTCTAATACCCCCCCCTGTTGCCATATAAAATCCTGCCCGACTCTTGCCTTAAGAATCTTAACCCTCATAATTCTAGGTTGAAGCGGTTTGTAAATGCTTAATGGGTGCGCCACCGGAAACTAAATTACCTGCCCAGCGTCCCATAATGTTAAAGCCTACCTCATCGGTTTCAGCGTACAGTTCATCTACCCTGCGGATAGTCATACCACCAGCCACCTCACGCACTTTGAAGTTTTTGAAATCTCCGAAATACGCAATTTTGGCAAAGGGCTGAAACTCTTCCACCTCGTTATTCACGACAATAGGAAAACCCTCCAATTTGTCAGGTTCACCGGCCTGCATACTCATAGACCATACCGGACGGACATCGGCAGAACCAACATCCAACTGACGCATAGCCCCCACAATAGCATCGTTCATCATCCATGTGGCATTAGAACGATAAGCCCTGTTAATGGAATAAATTAACTCGTCAAGATTGGCACGGGTGAAACTCCGTGCAAGACAGGTCGCACCTTTTGTGGTTGCCGTATTCAAACCATAGGGCATCGCCGTGCCTGTGCCAAGGGTGAAATAATAGTTCAGTCCACGGTACATTCTTTCCATGAGTAAACCAAGCACATGACCAGCAACATCATAAACAGAGTCCTGCAAAAGTTCACTGGATACGGCCAGGAAACTTGTTGCTACCTTGTAAAATGTCAGCGTAGCCGTGCCGTAGGTAACATCTGTTCCCGTTGCCAGACTCCCTGCCTCTGCAACGATAGCAGCCTTTGTTGCTGTATCATCCAGGGTGGCAAATGTCTGCGTATTCCCTGTTCCCACTCTCTGCCAGTCAACTAATCCGGGGGTAACCATACCCCCGATAAATGCCCGTGCGGCATCAATATAATCTCCCAAGAGTGCCGGGACCAGATAACCACCTTTGTCGGCCGTAACTCTACCAAGTTGGTCAGCCCTTAACTCAATGGCTTTTATTGTTCCCTTGCGATTCTCTGCTGTGCCATTTTCACCGGTACGGAAAAACGTGTCCAGCGTATTCCAGAAATCGGGAGCCTCCTGCTTTATCTCGCCATTGATCTCCGTTTTTTTGGCTAGAAATTCATTGGCTTTCTCAATGCTTTTTATCTCCCCCTCTATTTTGGATATCTCATCATTGACGGTATCCACTTTTTCCTGGTCGAAATCTTTCGCATTGACAGCCTCTTTTAATTGTTCAAGCAATTTACCGTTCTGCTCGAATTTTTCTTTTAGTAACATATTCTTCTACTTTGTTTAAATAATTATTGATAGCTTCTATTTGTTTGATATGCTTCTCACGGGCCTCGGTGTCCACCTTCTCGCCCGTGTCAGCTTCCTCCACTTCGGGGGCATCCCCGCCGCGAAGGATGGTGAAAAGCCCTTTTAGGGTTAGCCTTTCAATCTCTTCCTCCTTTAACTTGTCTCCAAGTGCCTCACTAACCAAATCGGTGATCAGTTCGGGTATATCATTATTCTCTAAAGCCTTCCGGCGGGCATTCTTATTTGAAGGAATACCGACTAACGAAGCCTCTATAAGCTCTACCTTTTCGTAGTAGTAAGTTTCGTTTTTGCCTCCCCTCGCCTCTTCTTCCTCTCCATAATGCCCACCTTGCGGCAGGAATCCAACGCTTACAGCGTTCAGGGTTCCGTTTTTAACTTTTCGATAGAGTTTCTCTGCTAAAGGGTTTGTCTGTTCATCCTCAAAAACCAGTTCACCAATAAGTGAACCACCCTCGGAGCGTATGTTCTCCCATCGACCTATGAAGTTATCCGGGTTCCAGTCCCTCCCGCCGTAGACAGAATGTGCCCACCCGGCTACGGGATTGCCCCGGAATGAATCTAAATCCCAGGCTTCGGTGGGAATGACAGAACTATGCCTGTCTCTGGACTCGTCACTTATAGTGAACTCAACCGCCCTGCTCTCGTCCAGGAACTCCCTTACCTGTCCCTGGCGGTACTTCATTTCCTTCTGTTCCATCGCTTAATTTATTTAATGGCGTTCTGTTCACCTGCACCAGGTGTTCGTCTCCGCCATCTATACTGTTTAAATCTTCTTTTCTGCGTACCTCATTTATGGTCATGAAACCATATTCTGCCATCTTAGCGTAATATTCTGCCCTATCCTTGGGATTACCCCGCATCAGGGAGGCCATATTAAATTTGAAAAAATGATCATCCCTTTCTTCCTCTGTTAAAAGTTTCGCCTCCAGTTCGGCCTCCCATCGCTCAACCCATTGTGTCAGGGTATAGATAATAAAAGCCAATCCCTGATCGGATATATTAGAGAACGTGCTGCGCGACTCCTCAAAAAGAAGGAAAGGGGGTATGCCAAACCACCGAGCCATCTCCTGTATGGAAAACTGTTTGGTCTGTAATAGTTGCGCCTGATCAGGGGGGATGCCCGTGGCTGTCCACTTCATGCCCTCATCAAGGATCATCGTCCCACCATCGGGGCCTTTTATGTTTTTTTCAAAAGATTGACGTAATCCAATCCTGGTTTCCGGAGAAAGGGCTAGTGGATGCGTTAAAACACCTGTCTGCTTTGCCCCATTCTTGAACATATCAGCAGAATATTTCTGCATGGCCAACCCCACCCCTAAGCTCTCCGTGGCAGCCTCCAAAACGGCTTTTCCCTTCACCCCGTCAAAACTTATCCCGGGAATATGTAGAATAAAATACGGGTCAAAAACTTCACCTAAATATTCATAGACAAGTTTATTACCCTCGGACCTGGGGTTCATATTAAGGGAATCCATCATTATTAATGAAACCGGATTATTAAAATTATCCCTGTTGATGTAAGAATAAGAATTGCCCCTTGTCAATACATTCGCCTGCGATGACTCCCTCCACACAAAGGGTGTCATAACATTATTGGGTTGCCGGGTTAATAGCCTAACAGCGGGGTGTTTGAAAATTTGTTCGGTGTTGCCGTTAGGCAGTCGCTTGAATAAGCCTATAGGAAAGGATGCCATCTGTGAGGAAAGGAGGTTAACCGCCCTCCAGTATGCGGAATGTTTCAGGGCTGTTTCACCGGTCACCACTATCCCGGCAGAATTTACACCACCACCAATCCAATCATCCCAGAGCCTCTTTAGACCCTGAAGTTTAGCCGACCTGAGTTCTGAAATCCTATGTATAAATGGAATCTTGTCGATAATGGACCACAAAAGCTGTGCGGCAGCATTACCGATCGTATTTTCAACGTACATCTACCCCCTGTTTTCGCGCAAATCGTAGCGGCAGTTGGAGTCGAACCAACGATCTCTGGGTTATGGGCCCAGCGGGGACGGCCTCTCCCCTACACCGCAATAGAAAACAATAGCCTCTACTATAATATACGAAAAAAAAACGACATACGAAAGCTTTCGTACGTAAATCTTCGTAATTGTGGATAAATTTTTTTAAAAAGAGTTGTAAAGGTCGGTTTGTTCCTTTGGGTTGGGGAAATGTCTATCCCAGATTGTCCATGTAGGATTGAGGTATTTTATCCAGAATTCACGGTGGGGGTTGTCGACAATTTTAACGTTTTGTTCGTGGGCAAATTTGGCCACCCAAATATCAGCCATATTAGCCTTGTTTATGGAGTTGTAATCCGGGAAAAATGCGGACGAATGCCACGCCATTGCCCCCGTACCACCAATATCCAAAAAAGTTTCCAGTGTTTCTTCCTTTAAACAGTGAAATGCCATCTTACGTGAGGTATAGGAGTTTGTAACGGGCTTTTCCATCATTATACGCCCATGACAAGTCACAATGACAGCATTATTGTACTCATATAGCTTTTTTGTCATAGTCTCTACGTAATCGGGGGGATATGCAAAGTCGTCATCGCAGGTAAAGATATAACCCTCTATGTTTCTTAGTCCGTAGAATTTTTCTGCATCACCCTTGATATTATGCCTATTGTAGTAGGATACCTTGGGTCTATTGCAGAATGACGGCACTCTTTCATGCCCGTTGAGCATGATATTTAGCTGGTCC